GCGGATCAAGCGTTACGCTCCGCCTCGGTTTCCTCACCGAGTCAAAATCAGAGGAGAATAAAATAGCGGCAGGTGACCCTGCAGCTCATATCTGCGGGTATGGTGGAAATGGTAGACTCGGAGGATTTAGGTGATGTCACCTCAGTGTAGGTTTTTCGCCCCTTTATTCGCCGTGCTCATTCTTTGGTAAAAGCAGGTTCATCCTGTTTTTATAGATGCGGATCAAGCGTTATGCTCTGCCTCGGTTCCTCGCCGTGTAAAAATCAGAGGAGAATAAAATAGCGGCAGGTGACCCTGCCGCTCATATCTGCGGGCGTGGTGGAATTGGCAGACTCGACGGATTTAGGTTCCGTTACCTCAGTGGTGTGCGGGTTCGAGTCCCGCCGCCCGCACCATAACTGGACCGGTAATTGATACAATGTGTCGATTACCGGTCCGTTTCATTTTATCCCGAAAAACCTTTTGAATAGGCCGTTTCTGCAAAACAGCGGGTGCATTTGAGGCTCTGCCGGAGGGTGAAAATGGGCCGCTTTTCTCCTTGACGGACCTACCTTTGCGGTATCTGCCGGAGGCCCGTATCCTATCGTTTCAAAAAATGACTACCGTTTCATACAAAGGAAGCCCGTGATGAGGACCGCTTGATCCCCGTCACGGCTTTTTTGCGTTCTGCCGTCATAGAGTTTCTTCAACCTTGGCCCCGTTCTTGAAACGGAACACCAGCCGACTGTCCTCGTAGACCGTTACCCGGTCGATCAGGTTGAGCCAGAAGCGGTCTGTGTACTCCAGTGGCAGCGAGGTGTCGATGGCCTTTATCTCAAACATGAAGCATTCCAGCACATCGGCCTGAAAGCTCCGTGTAATTCTCAATTTCTGCAGTTCATCCAGCCGATCCTGCGCCGCATGGTAACGCTCGACCAGTGCATCGTATTTCCTGTTGTATTCGTCCTGCGGAATGGCAGTGGTGGCGTTTTCGGCAATCAGCTTTTTCGTGAGGCCGGAAACAATCTCAATCTCATCATTGAGCGTGGCGCACTCTGCATCAATGGTGTCTGTGTTCAGGTATTCATCATGGATCATCCGGCAGGTCTCAAGCAGTACCTCCCGGTCCTCGGTAAGGTCGGCAACGGCCCGGAGGAACAGCCGCTTGATGCCCTCCTCGTACAGATGCGGTGTGCCGCAGCGGTATTCGCCTTTGAATTTGCCGTTGCACTGCCAGATCACCCGGCGGTACTTGTCCGTGCTGTGTCAGACCTTGCTGCCGTAGAATTCGCCGCAATCGCCGCAGACGATCTTTGCCGAGAACGGGCTGAGGCTGTTGTGGTGCTTGCCCTTGGCCTTCCGGACCGCCATTTCATTCTGCACCTTCTGCCATTCCTCCGGATCGATAATGGCCGGATGGCTCTGGTCCACAATGTATTGCGGCACCTCGCCCTCGTTGACCTTCATCTTTTTGGAAAGGAAATCCACGGTGAATTTCTTCTGCAGGACCGCCGAGCCCTTGTATTTTTCGTTCGTCAGGATGCTCTCTATGGTGCTGGTCTGCCATTTTTCCTTGCCGCGAGGCGTGGGGATGCCCTTGGATGTAAGGTGTGTGGCGATCCAGTTCACCGTTTTGCCCTGAACGAACAGTTTGTAGATTTCCCGTACAATCTCCGCCTCCTCCGGCACAATCTCCGGCAAGCCGTCAGGCCCTTTGCGGTAGCCGAGGAAGGATTTATACGGCAACGACACCTTTCCGTCTGCAAAGCGTTTTCGCTGGCCCCATGTGACATTTTCGGAAATGGAGCGGCTCTCCTCTTGGGCAAGGCTCGACATGATGGTGATCAGCAGTTCGCCCTTGCTATCGAAGGTGTAAATGCCCTCTTTCTCGAAATAGACCTCAGTGCCGTGTTCCTTCAGCTTGCGAACGGCGGTAAGGCTGTCCACAGTGTTTCGGGCAAAGCGGCTGACGGATTTCGTGACGATCAGGTCGATCTTTCCGGCCAGCGCATCCGCAATCATGCGGTTGAAGCCGTCTCTGTGCCGGGTGTTTGTTGCGAAGATTCCTTCGTCCGTGTACACATCCACGAACTCCCAATCCGGATTTGAGCGGATGTACTTGGTGTAATAATCCACCTGCGCCTCGTAGGAAGTAAGCTGCTCTTCGCTGTCGGTGGAAACACGAGCATACCCAGCCACCTTTCGTCTGCTCTGGGCATTGAGCGGCATTTTGGAATGGAGCGTCTTTGAAGCCGGTATTACAGTGATGTTAGCCATTGCGCTTGTTCCTTTCTATCGCTTTTTGCCTTGCGGCCTCTTTCATCTCCGGAGTCCAGCTTTTGGCCCGTGAGCGGTCATGCCATCGTTTAACGGCTTTTCTACCGTCTTTGAAGCGGAATACCAGCGTGTTCCCGTCCTCGGCTATGATTTCCGTTAAATCGCCAATATCCAAATCTGCGGTCATGGCCGTCAGCGTAGGCTCCGGTATCTGCTTGGAGGGACAGGCGGCACGGCCCTGATAATTGTAGGTGCTGCAAATCCACACCGGACCGGTGGCAGTAATTTTTCGCCGGTAGTGCTTGCCGCAGTGAGCGCACGTGATCAGGCTGGAGAATGGGTATCTGCCGGTAAAGAACTTCCCGACAGGAGCGTATTTCTTGGCCCTCTTTGCAATTTCGGCCTGTACCGCTTGATAATCCTCCAAGCTGATAATGGCCTCGTGCGTACCCTCTGCGTGGTACATCGGCAGCTGGCCCTCGTTGACCACGGTCTTTTTCGTCAGGTGGTTTTCCCGGAAAGTCTTCTGAAGAAGCAGGTTTCCGGAGTAGGCGTAATTGTGCAGGATGCGTGAAACGCCTCCCTTGCTACATGCGTTTTCGTACCGGGTCCTCACGCCGTCTGCATTTAGGTCGTTTGCGATAGAAACGATGCCTTTGCCGGAAAGGTACTCCCGGAAAATGCGCCGGACCGTTTCGGCCTCATCCGGCTCGATGACGTAGACGCCGTTTCGGTAGCGGTAACCGAGGAGCGTTCCATTCCAAGGCTTGCCTTCCTCGAAATTCTTCCGCACACGCCATTTCTGGTTTTCGCTGGCCGACAGACTTTCCTCCTGTGCGTAGGACGCAAGGATCGAAAGCATCAATTCCCCGTCAGCGGAAAGGGTGTGGATGCTTTGCTCCTCAAAGAAGACATCAATGCCGAGGGCTTTCAGATCTCGGACCGTCTCCAGCAAAGTAACCGTATTCCGGGCAAAGCGGGATATGGATTTGGTGATGACCATATCGACCTCCCCGGCCTTGCAATCGGATACGAGCTTGACGAAGCCCTCTCTGGTATCCTTGGTGCCGGTCTTGGCCTCGTCCGCATACACACCGATATACTGCCAGCCGGGATGATTCTGGATCAGGCCGCTGTAATAGCTGACTTGCGCTGACAGGGAGTGGTGCATCGCATTCTTTGCCGAGGACACCCGTGCGTATGCCGCCACTCTCGTCAGCATGGGGATGGCCGCTTTCGTAAATGTGACCTGTTTTACTTCTCTTGCCATAATCCGCCTCCGTTGTATCAAAGTATGGGTACTGTATATATCACTCTAAACGGCCCGGATAGCAAGCCTTATGCGGCAAATGTACTGTCCAATTCGATCCCGTATTTCCGGGCGATCATTGTGTAGATTTCAGCCCGATCCGCCTGTCGCAGAAAGCCCTCGCTCACCAGCCGGTCCACAAAGGACAGGGCCGTATGATAGCGGATCAGATTCTCCTGCCCGTACACATCAGGCTTGCGGTCTTCCTTTTCCAATGGGATTACCTCCTTTGCGATACTTGTAGTTCCAATACGCACTGCGGCAGCGGTCCGAGCAGAACTTTTTGACCTTGCGGCCCTTCGTCTGAGAGATCACCTTGCCGCAGTACAGGCAGCGTGATGCATTTTTCATGCTGGGATGGCGGCGAATGTAGGACTTGATCGTGTTGATCGATATTTCCAATTCATAGGAGATGGCCGTGGGGCCGTATCCGTCCCGATACATCCGCTCTATTTCCCGGCGTTCGAAATTATCCATCATAGCGGTTTCCTCGCTTTCTATAATCTTCATAGCAGGACCGGCAGCAGAATTTCCGGTGAGCGTTGCCGTAGCAACGGAAGGTTCGACCGCAGTTTTTGCAGACGAGCGTGTAGTACGCCTTTCGCAAAACCTGATCCTGATGGGAATTCCAGTATTCCATCCGGCAGCGGTCCGAGCAGAATTTCTTCTTATGGCCGCTCCGCTGTGTAACGGGTTTTCCGCACTGTGGACAGTTAAGAATAACGCCGTCCTGCGTTTCGTGTGTTGCCGATAAAATAGCGGCTTTCTGTGTAGTGTTCATACGTACCTCCGATAAGGGTCCGGGAGAGCAAGGAACGCTCACCCTCCCGGACGGATGGGTTTAAGCGGTGACGGTCAGGACCTTGATCGCATCCTTGCGAACAAGACAGGAATCGAGCAGTTCAAAGCCCACATAGCCCACCTGATCGGTCATGGCGAAACGCTCCTTCAAAGCTCTCATGGAGATAGGAGAACGGTCGATGATCCAGAAATATCGAAAATCACCGAAGAGGACAGGCTTTGCACCGGCGGCGATATCCGGCATATCGTTGCAGATATGGACGGGCTTACCGAGGATGGTGTCGCTGTTGCCATTCCAGAGATAATTACCGGCATCGTCCTTCAGCTTGTGCAGTGCGAGAGCGGTGCGGTCGTTCATGAGCCACACGGCATGACTGCGGTATTCCGGCTTTACGGAGAAGAACAGGTCGATGCAATCATCGTAGGTGACCGCATTTGTAGAGACCCCTGTTTCGGCTCCTTCAGTTTCGTGGAGAAGGCCGAAGGGCTCGTCCGTTCCGTTACCATTGATGAAGGCCCTGTCCTCCGCACGAGCGAAGGATTTACCCATGCGCTCGAAGATGTACTTGCGGAGATCGAAGTCTGCGTCAAGCGCAAATTCCGTGCTCAGCTTCACCAGACCGTCGATCTTGTGCGTAGCAACTGGGAAACGGGTGAAATCGTTCTGAGCATCGAAACCGGAGATGGCGGCACCCTCCGGCACGAACTCGGCATAATCGCTCGAATCCTTGGCCCAGATCACATCACCGCCGGTATGCTTTTTTAGCTCGGTCGCAAGAGGACGGATTACGCTCTCAGCAAAGATGGCCTTGCGGAAATCGGTCTCATCCGCCGCAGGAGCACAGAACGCACCAGTGGTAGCGGACATGGCATCATGCATTTCTGCCTCCGCATTATGCTTGATTCTCATGGCATTCCAGAAGGTCTTTCCGTATTCCGGAGTGGCCGTGAAAGCACGGATTTCGTTGATCGTTTTCATTCTCATCTTCTCCTTTCGGCTTCATCGTCACAGCGTTTGCATCTGTACAGGCCGTGCGTCATGGCATCCACGGCCATTCCGCAGAGGCGAAGCTGATCGTGGCAGTGCGGACACTCGATGTCATAATCGAGGGTTTCGACAAAGCGGGTCGGGTCACACGTACGAAGGCGGTAGCGTCTGTACAGCTTGCCGTCATTGTCGACAAGGTGCTCCGTCATAAAGAGCGGCTCCGTTTCCGAAAGATGTTCTGCCGTGAGCCACACCTCCTTCGGAATCAGGGATTTGGTGTTTTTGTAGTTAACAAAGGTGTAATTAGTCATCGTTTTTCCTCCATTTGATGAACTTTGGGGTTAATACCCCGTTTGAATTATGGTTTTTGCGTTCGTGACCCCGCGCCGCTGTCCGGCCCGGAAGGCCACAGAGATTCAGACCGCCCTACGGTCATCGGAACACAATCATACGCATCACCGCCTTTCATGTTGTTCACTCCCCACTGGACAAAAACTGCCCACGTGGTCCGCTCTTTTTGAGATGTTTTTTATTTCGTGCAGATAAGCCGTTTCACAGCCACCTGACGAAAACGCTTGTACCATCAGGGTTTTCAACCGCTGGTGACACTCTTTGACGGGTAAATCCGTAACTTTTCTAAAGGCTTGTTTTTTTGGCCCTATAGAATAGTTTTTGAAAAGAGCGTCATCGACCGTCACCATTTACCAAAAAGACCTGTGCCGTCAGGCCCATAGAATGGATCGCCTGATGCGATTTCTCCCAGTACCCACTGGAGGAAAACCGTCCAAGTGGTCCGCTTTTTCGGAAAAAAATCTCTTCTCACTTCCCACCGGTCAAAAGGGTGCGTTTTGGTCTACGGTTTTGAGAAAAAAGTTTCCTCATTTCCCACTGCCCACGAACTTTCAAAGTGATCCACATTTTCCGGTGTTTTTTCTCTCCACTACCCACTGGAGGGTTTTACCGGTTTTGAACGAAAGATTTTGAATATTTCCTCCTTCTCTATCCTCTGGAGGCGAGGGAGTCGTTTTGACGAAGCTCGGATCATTTTTCCCTCAGTACCCACTGGAGGGCTTCGCCGGTTTTGAACGAAAGATTTTGAAAATTTCTTCGTTCAGTACCCACTTGACAGAAACCGGTGAAGTGGTCCGCTTTTTCGGAAACTTTTTTCTCCCACTACCCACTGGAGAGAAATGGGCTGTCTGGCCAAAAAGATCTGAAACTTTTTCTCTCCAGTGCCCCCTTGACAGTTCGGGCCTTTTTGAACGAAAGATTTTCATATTTTCTTTCCTCCAATACCCCCTTGACAAAAACCACTGTTTTGACCAAAAGGATTTGAAGTTTTTTCTTCCAGTACCCAACGGACACGAGGGACCGTTTTGAACGAAAGAAAAAGAAAAAAGCCCTCGGAAATTTTCCGAAGGCAGTAGAAAAATTCATATTGTTGTGCTATAATACTGCTATATTGCAGCAGATGATGTGCAAAGGAGATGCAATTATGAGCTTTCAAGCAGAGTTGAAACGGATACGACAGCGTTGCTTTTTGTCACAGCAGGCGTTTGCCAAAGAAATAAACGTGGCATTTTCCACGGTTAATCGCTGGGAGAGCGGGAAGACAAAGCCCAATCTGACTGCCATGAAAAGCATAAAAGAATTCTGTTCCAGAAACGATGTGGATTACGCTTCCCTCGAAGAACTCTGGTTGGATCTGGGATCGGAGGGAAAGCAGCATGGTTAACTGGATACACTTTCCGAAGAATAAACCGCTGGACAAAGTCTCTGCTCAGATTGTCAAAGCTTTTGAAGCAGTCGATGCCACCATTGACTCTTATACGCATCAGCTAAAAAGCGATGAGGTACTTACAGCGGTCCGTCCGGGGCTGGAGGCCCTTGGATTTGATGTCGAGAAAAGTAAGAAAAGCGATGACCTTGTTGCAGTCCCGGTGCTGTATGGTGTAAACGGCAAAATCGAAAAAGCCTTTGAAGCGGACGGTTATCTCTCTACTGCGGGATACGTCATTGAGGTTGAAGCCGGACGAGCCGTTGTCAACTACCAGTTCCTTAAAGATTTCTTTGAGGCGTGCACGATGGTCGGTGTAGATAAACTCTGTATTGCTGTTCGGAACAAGTATCGTGCTTTCAATGATTTCGACCGTGTTTGCAAATTCTTTGAAGCTATGTATGCAAGCAACCGACTCGGCATTCCACTTTCAGGATTGCTGATCATCGGCTATTGATGGAGGTGTCACACGAATGAGACTTGAAGATTTGATGGAGCGCGCCGCGCAATACGATGAGAATCTCGCACGTGATATCAAAGACTATGTTCACGGCCGCAAATATGGCCTCGTATATGAAGCCTCCAAGCCTGAATTTGTTCGGATGTGGAAGAAGCCCGTGGTTCGTGGGGATATTGTAAATATCCTGCCTCCTCGTGGAGTAATGGAGGACACAAAAAACGAGGATGACCCTTCTGAAATCGTTTATAAGGTTATCGCCATATCCGAAGGTGTAGCCACTTTACGTAATGAAAAAACTGGTGAAACCGTTACAGCATCGGTTGATGATATTGTTGCATTAGCCCGCTTTGATAAGCCTATCTATGCAGGGCTGAAAGAAATCGGCCGTGTGGAGCGCGGGGGTGATAAACCATATCACGTCGTCATTAACGGAGAAAACTATCATGCGCTTCAGACCTTGGTATATGCTTATCAGGGGCAGGTGGACTGTATTTATATAGACCCTCCATACAACACCGGCGCAACGGACTGGAAATACAATAACAACTATGTGGGCAAAGACGATAAATACCGTCATTCCAAGTGGCTGACATTTATGGAAGATCGTCTGAGGCTTGCGAAAAAACTGCTCAATCCTAAGGATTCCGTTCTTATTGTAACGATTGATGAAAAAGAATATCTACGACTTGGATTGCTATTGGAGCAGTTGTTTCCTGAAGCCAGAATACAGATGGTTTCAACGCTAACTAATTCTCGCGGAGTTGCACGGGAAAACGGTTTTGCTCGTGTCGATGAGTATATTTATATCGTTCAATTTGGAGATTCTTCTGTTAGTAGACTGCCATTGAGTGATGAGTGGAGGGTAAATATCAAAGAGGATAAGCGAGTAACACATCTTAGATGGTCAATGTTGATTCGTTCTGGCTCACATTTTCTAAGATCAGATAGTGTTAACCAGTTTTATCCCGTTTTCATTAACAATGACGGAAAGAGTATCCACTCCGTTGGCGAGCCTTATTACGGAGATAACCGGAATGAAATAATTCCCCCAAAAGGTACATTCGCGGTTTGGCCACTTCGAAAAGACGGAAATGAAGGGAACTGGCAAATTTCAAATACTAATTTGCGCAAACTGATTGCGTCCGGCTTTGTAATGCTTGGAAGACTATCAAAGGGTACCGTACCAATCTATTATCTAAAAAAGGGCGAGATTGCAAAGGTTTACAATGGGACATATAAAATATGTGGGCATAGGGCTGACGGATCAATTATTTCCGAAACTGAAGTCAGATCTTTGGTAACAGGGACACAATGGAGAATTGGGTCCCATGATGCGAGTATAGGCGGCACCAGTTTACTAAAGGGTATTTTCGGAGCAAGTCCGTTTACTTATCCAAAGTCTCTTTATGCCGTTCATGATACTTTACGTTTCTTTGTAAATGATAAACCTAACGCGCTGGTGATCGATTTTTTTGGTGGATCTGGAACAACCTTACATGCAGTAAATCTGCTTAATGCTGAAGACCAAGGGCATAGAAAATGCATTCTTGTGACAAATAATGAAATTTCAGAAGATGAAGAAATAAGCCTAACTGCACAAGGATTAAGACCAACCGATCAAAAATGGGACGATCTTGGCATTGCTCGTTATGTCACATGGCCACGGACCGTTTGCTCTATAGAGGGACACGATATCAAAAGGAAACCATTAAAAGGCAATTATGGGTGCCCCATAGAGACCTATCAGGGATATGACGGATATATTGTCGATCCTGAGACTGGCAAGAAAAAGCGGAAGAAGCTGTTTGAAAAGGTCAAAAAGCCTTTCTATCCAGAATTAGCTGACCATAAGATGTCTGACGGATTCGAGGAAAATGCCATCTTCTTTGACCTTGAATACTTGGAGCCTTCTGTAGTAAGCGCAGATCTGGCTTTCGACCGTATTGCTCCGATCCTGTGGCTGGCCGGAGGATGTAAAGGAGAGATTCTTCAACGCCAGAAGGGGTATGTGATCGGAGAAACCTATGCTGTACTCTTCGATCCACGCTATACGACGCGCTTTGTTGATGCTGTTTCGGAGAATAAGGAAATAAAAACCGTGTTTATTGTGACGGATGCAGCAGAGCGTTATCGTAGCTTATGTGCAGAATTACCGGGGTGCAGAGTAATGCAATTGTATGAAAGCTATCTTCGCTCCTTTGAAATCAACGCCATTGGATAAGGAGAAAAACGTATGAAATTTGAATTAAAGGATTTTCAGGTAACTGCGACAAAGGCATTACTTGATAGAATGCTGAAGGCCCGCGATGCATACTATCGGGACGGTGATCCTACATCGTGCTGCTTGGCGTCTCCTACCGGCTCCGGTAAAACCATCATGGTGGCTGCTGCTGTGGAAGCGATCTTTAACGGCAACCCCGAATGGGGTATTGAGCGTGATCCGTTTGCTACCGTATTGTGGGTTTCCGACAGCCCGTCTTTGAATGAGCAGACGATTTATAAATTCCGTGAGGCCACAGATCTGGACCCCACGCTGATCGAAACCATTGAGAACACTTTCACTGGTGATCACGACGAACTGGAACCGGGACATATCTATTTTCTGAATCGCCAGAAGTTGTCCAGCGCTGGCCTGCTTACTAAAGGTGGAGAAATCCCCACCTTCTGGCAGCTGCTGCGCCGCACGGTAAATGATAGCTCTGTCCATCTTTATATGCTCTATGACGAAGCACATAAAGGTTTGGGCAGCGCGGACAAAAAAGATACTGCCGGTGAAACAATCACAAGCAGGATCATCGATGGAGATGATGGGAAATGCCCGATTCCTGTGGTTGTCGGTATCTCTGCAACACCGAAGCGCTTTACCGCTGCAATGGAAGGGCGTTCAGAGCGTATCCCTTATCCTGTCGTAAAAGTTAGTCCTGCTGATGTTCAAGCCAGCGGTTTGCTGAAGGACAAAATTGTATTGCAAGCTCCTACTGAAGGTGCAGCAGTTTATAACATTTATCTTAATGATGCTTGTAAAACGCTCGTGCAGTCGACGGCACTATGGCAGATGTATTGCGAACAAAACGATGCGCCGATGGTTAGGCCGTTAATGGTCGTTCAGGTGCCTAATAAGATATCTCAGGATAAGATTCGGCAAATTTGCTCTGAAATCTACGAAAAGATCCCGTCATTGGACCGCTCTACAGCTTTTGCACATGTTATTAGTGGCGAAGGCGATATGCACCTCGCTCCGTATGAGGTGCCGTGTGTTGAGCCGCAGGATGTGCAGCGTAAAAGCGATATTCGTGTTCTTTTTGCAAAGGAAGCTATCAGCACTGGTTGGGATTGCCCGCGTGCTGAGGTCATTTTCTCTATGCGCTCGCATCAGGATGATACCTATATCGCACAGCTTATTGGCCGAATGGTGCGTACTCCGCTTGCGGAAAGCGTGAATATTGAACTCCTCAATTCTGTTAGTTGTTTTTTGCCATACTTTGATCCCGCTACGTTGGAAAAAGTCGTGAAGTATCTGACCGAAGAAGGCAACGATGATTACAGCGGTGTTTCTAGAGAATCCGGACGCGAGATCGTAACAAAGCCAGTCAATGTCGAATGGGATTCCACCTTTGGAATTGACGATGTATTCACCGGTATTGCTTCACGTGAACGAGCACACTCAACATCAAATTACATTGATGGTGTCATTTCCTATGCGGGTATGCTTGAGGAAAATGATATCGGCGCAGAATCTATTCCACAAGAAACCGAAGAAGAATCTGGAACTACACCGGTCAATGCTGAAAACACAGGAACTCCGATTGTTCCTGAGAAGACCGAAGATGGTTCCTCGCCAAAAACAGGCAGTGAAGCAACAGAAGCAAAAGCCCCTGTCGCAGGCGTACCGGCTGTTGCTCCTGCAGCGCCGCATATACCGACTGCAGAAGCGGAACCGGATGCTCCCGGCGAACTTGAAAAAGCCATTGATGCCATGCTCCGGGCATTGAATGAAAGCATAGTTACCTTCAATGACAAATTTGAAGCTGCTCGGAACACGGTTCTCCATGCAAAATCAACGCAAGTTGAGCTGAAATACTTGGACGCGGCTTCTGCAAAAACGAAGGTCTATGAAGACGATGCGGATTCCTATGCTATTGCCAATGCGCGCAGACGCGGCGATGTTACTCTTTCCCCAAGTGTAACGAATGCATTTTTCCGTCAGCAGATCTTGCTTGGTATGGAACCGCTCGATATTAATGTAGAAATTGCTGCTGCAGCTGCCGTTCCGGAAATTGTCGAGGCCGTGAAGCAAAGCGCCAGAACTAAGTTGGAAAAACTGACGGAAGAGTACGATCCGGTGATTGCAAAGTATCCCACCAGCGTGCGAAATCAATTCTCCTCCGGTATGAGCAAACATGGTATCCCGCATACGGTATTCCTTGATAAGCCAGTTGCTGACACTCAGGATTCCGGTGGCAAAAAGTATTCCAAGCATGTAGTAAACGATCCGAAAACGCACATGGCGTGGTTCAATCTCTATGATTCCGAAGATGCCGTCGTTATGCATGAATTGAGAAAGCCGGAGGTTATCTGCTGGTACCGCAATCCGGTCGGCAAGACGACAGGACAATCGTTGCGTATTCCATATCGTCTTGGTGATGATCGGAAGGTGCTGCATCCCGATTTTATCTTCTTTGAAAAGGTGGGGGATCGAGAGATGCCGGCCATTGTTGATCCGCACGGGCTTCATTTGGCCGATACCATGCCGAAACTCAAAGGCATCGCTCGATATGTTGAGGATTTCGGAGAGTCTTTCTCTCGTTACTGGTTTGTTTCTGATTACAAGGGACAAGCCACTTATCTCGACATGAAGGACGCAGAGACACGTTCCGTTATCAGCACCGCATCCGATGCGTATGAGTGTTTTGCCAAGTGTGGCAAAAAGTATATGGATGGCCCGCTTTCTAAATCGAAGGACGGGTATAGGAAGAAATAACCTGACAGAGTGGATATTTGAATTCATAGGAGGCAAGAGATATGAGTGCCGGAATTTGTATCATGAACAGAAATGCAATAGCGATGGCTGCTGATAGTGCAGTCACCGTTGGTGACCATGCGGCAATTCATAATTCAGCAAATAAGCTGTTTTCGCTTTCACGGGTTGCCCCTGTTGGAGTGATTGTTTATGCAAATGCCGCGCTTATGACGGTCCCTATTGAAATAATTGTTAAACAGTATAAGAAACAGCTTGCTGATCGTGTGTTCCCTAAGTTAAATGATTATGTTAATGATTTCCTTGATTACCTTAGAGATAAGTCCCAGTTTTTTAGATTTGATATCAATGAGCAGACATATGTTTTACAAGTGTTTTCAGATCTAATGCGCGGATTGCTCGGGGACTACAGAATAATCATGAGTTCAGAGCAAAACAATTCCGGGAAGCCTCTGGATGAAAACGGAATGAAAAAAGTGGCAGAATCGGCGGTCAGCTCGACTATTACTTTCGTTAACGGGATCAAGAAACGAGCGGACTACCACTTCGGTGAATACATAGAGAATCATTATCTCAACACATTTGTCGATTTAGTCAAAAAAGACCAAAATCTGCAATGGCTTACAGATAAATAGATTCAAGAAGTGTGCAAAAAATCATGTGAGCTGTATGATACGGATTTTGATAGGGGCGGCTTTGTTGGCGTAGCAATTGCGGGTTATGGCGAAGAGGAAATATATCCACATTTGGTCCACTTGCATATTGGGGGTGTCATTGACACAAAATTGAAGTATAATATTATTGAGAATGTGGAGATATCAGAAAGCACTACAGCTTCCATCGCCCCGCTTGCTCAGACCGATGTAATGCAAACATTTCTGTTCGGTATTAATGACCAATTCATCAACGATTTGGCCCAAGAGATTCCTAAACAGATTAATGGGTGTTTAGATTCAATAGACGACACCTGTTTTGCTCAAGACAAGAAAGAAGATGTACGCACTCAACTTACGAATGTTACTGGAAGAATCATTCAACATATGACAGAGACGGCCGGGAACAATTATATGCGTCCGATTATTCAATCTGTGTCATCTCTCCTGATTGAGGAATTGGCTTTGCTTGCAGAATCTATGATAAATATTACATCTCTTAGAAGAAAGGTTGCTATTGATAGAAATATTGGAACTGTCGGCGGACCAATTGATGTCTCGATTATTTCTAAGGGAGACGGCTTTATCTGGTTAAAGAGAAAGCACTATTTTGAGAGAAAATATAATCCACAATACTTTTATTCTCATTTTGACAAGAAAGAAGAGGTGGATATTAATGAAGAATGACGCAGTAAAAATAAGTATTGAATCAGGAGAAGGAACGTTAGTATCAAATCAAGATGGAATTGAGTTTGTTCATTCTGAATTCATCAGAGATCAGATGGTAAAGCTAAATTCTGACAGTGAAGTAGAACTAAATATCACTGAAAATGATCAATACAGCAATAGCAATACATTATCGCTTAGCTTTATAAGAAAAAAGATGATATTAGGTTAGTTTCTGAATAATTACAGCGGCTCTCGCATTTTCAGATTGGTTGCACCCGCACCTGTGAAAATGCACCTTGTATCAATCATTCGGTCCAATGCCATCTGCGCCAGACTATTTGTTTGGCGCTTTCTATTTACTTAACTATGAGGTATTGCTATGATCGACTGGTTTAAAAAACACAGAGTGTTGTTTGCACTAATCTGCGTGGTTATTTTGCTCCTGCTAATGGGTATTCCCTTTGTTATCAATATCCTATTTAAGATAAACACCACAACAGATATCTTTGTAGCCGAATGGTCTGCCGGTGATGCATTGGGTTATTATGGTGCAATCCTCTCCTTTCTTGGCACTGTGGTCTTAGGCGCTTTAGCCTTGTATCAGAACCACATTATCAAAACAGAGGCAGATAAAAAGGCAGCGCTTGCTGAAGAACAAGAACGTGCCGAGAATATGCCCCGCTTCTTCTTGCGTTTTCAGTGTGCCAGTGGATTCTGTGGGAGTTTAAAATTCGCAGTAATGAATGTATCGAACAACATCGCGTACACCGTCGATGTTTATGATATAAAAATTAAGGGTGGGTCCAAAACGATCTGGGAATCCGATGATACCTATGGTGCCCCTGCAATTAATCCGCAGAAAGAGATGACCATTCAATCAAAGTCACCTGCGACTAATGAGACTGGAGAATTTACACTTTTTGCTACAATGAGTTGCATGGACAAATATGATGGGAAACACGAGTACATACTTAAAATGACTTGTCGTTACCCTAATCATTACGATGACACAAGCGTAACCGAAATCAAGTAACGTCTAATTAGCTGAGGGAGACTGTCCCTGTAACGATAAAATGTGGGTGTCGAGGATTAGTTTCCTCAACGCCCACATTTTATCGTTCAACTTGTGTACTTGTTTCTTAGATACTCGGCAACACATTCGATTTCAGGGAAAAGAGCTGCGCGATTGATTGAGAATGTCTCCAATTGTTCAAGCAACTTCTTTTTTCCCATCAATCAGTATAACTACTTTTTTCCCGTTTTCCCTATATCGAAATTCTTCCAATGATCTTTCGCCGTCAGGTAAACCACATAGGATAAATGCACCATCTTGCATAACGATTCGGTCATTATTTTTTAGCGCATAGACAATGAAGCTACTCACCAGATCGTCCTTTTTGATTTCATGGTTCTCGGGTGAAATTAAAACCAGTTCCCCATAGCTCTCGGGATTACTCTCACATGCAAAATACAGCGCAACAAGAGGATTCCTTGTGATATCCAGCAAGCGTGTAGGCAAACCATAGTGCTGCATCTTTACCAGTTTCTCAAGATGAGTGTGACATTTTTCAAAGTCGTCAGGGCAATTAATTATCAGTTCGTGGTATATTTCACTTTCGTTCTGCAATAAGCGCGGGGTTCGCATGATTGACGGACGCAAAATATAGTTTGGATCTGCATGTCCTCGGAAAAACAGCGTTCCTGCCTCTTTCTTTAGTGAAGAAACATAACTGTTTACACTTGAAACAGAAGATAGAAAATGTATCTCAACCTTTTCCGCATTATATACTACACCTTTTGAAAAACGGATATCATTTTGTATACCATGTAATTCTTTTATCTGTCCAAGCAACTCTTTAGTGAAGGCATTTCTTTCTTCAGAATTTTTCAGTGTCTTGTAGACCCAGTTAACAATGGCACTGGATTCTAAATATGTAAGCTCGCACCGGGATCTATAGATATCATCGTTATATGATCCTTCCCCCATTTTTTGACGCCAAACAGAAGAAGCCGTATTTTTGTTGGGAAATCTTCCTTGGTACAAAACCGCATATCTCGATTTGCTTGCCACAAGGCGCGCATATATATCTTCTTTCTTTAGTCGCCCAAATATGTATGCACTCATATCGAAATACCCATCAGAAAGCATTTTGTCCAGACATATATTTTTAAATGCTTGCTGTATATCCTCGATATAATACAAATCGTCAAAAAAATAAAAGTAGAAGAAAGCGTCCACCCCCCCCCAGAAGCATATCTATCTCAAAGTAGTCATTTACTGTCATTAATTGTAGCAAAAAAGCGGTTTATCTGCAAGCCTATTGACTTATATTCTTAACTTTTCCATCACGATCCCATCAATCTCCTGCTCCAGCTCCTGAATTCTTTTCTGTAACGACAAAATGTGGGCGTCGAGGATTGGTTTCCTCAACGCCCACATTTTTTGCATCTGTGCCAGTTTATTCACTTCCTCGACGTATTGTTCCCGCATAGCTTCAGCATACTCCTGCACCGCTGCATCCAGCACCTCCTCATGGATACGGTGAGAGCTGCAATAACCTTTCCCGTTCCGGTGGTAACCCCGGCAGACGTATTCCACACGGCGGCTGCCGTTCCAGCAGCGGATCATAGGAATGAATGCATTCCCACATTCACGGCAGGTCAGCAGTCCCGCATAGCGGTGCTTGGCCTGATTGCCGTTTGCAGGTCGTGCCTGCCGCTTGAGTAACGCCTGTACCTGCTCCCATTCCTGTTTTTCTATGATCACAGGAAAGAATCCCTCGTGGCGATACCAGTCGGTTTTGTCTATATGCTTGGCTTTTCCGTTGTTGTATTCTCTGCGATGGTTGTTCAGCACGCCGGTGCACGCTTCTTCCACCAGAATGTTTTTCACACTGGCATATGTCCATAGGAACTGCCCATCACGGGTTTTGTGCGTATGCCGGACTTCTTTGCCGCACCATTCAGCCCGGAGCTGCGCCGGTGTTTTTCGCCCCGCAGCGTTGAGCCGCCGGGCAATTTCTTTCTGCCCACATCCCTGCAAGTACAGAGAATAGATGAGCTGCACCGTGACCGCTGCTTCTGTGTCAACCTTGATCTGCACCGTGTTTTTGTCTTTCCAGTAGCCGAAGGGCGGCGTGATCACGATGCCGTCTTTCTGCTTCTGTCGGTATCCCGCACGAATCTTCTTTCCGATATCTTTGGCATAATAATCATTCATTAGGCCTCGGACACCGATCATAAGATCATCTTCCTCACAGAAGGTGTCCACACCCTCCGTTACGGAAATCACGCGCACCTGATGCTCTCTCAGGTAGTCGATGAACAATGCGGTTTGGGTTCGGTGACGTCCAAGCCTCGAAAGATCCTTTACAAGGACAGCATCAACCTGTTTCGCCTGAACCGCCGCTGTGAGCATATCCAGCCCACGGCGGCTGAAATTCATGC